TCCTGAGCCAGTGCCTGTTAGATGCTCTTCATACCTTTTTTCGATGTTCCTCGTCTTGCCAATGTAATACTTTCCTGCTCTCAATTTCAAAATATAAATCTGTTCCATCTCTTTATGTAAGCGTTAGGATTGTTGTATATCAGTTTTTATCACCTCAAATATTCCAAGTTATCCAACTTAGAGTTTATCTCATTTATTTTGTTATCTAACATAATTAGATATTCTAATATTTGTTTATTTGTAGGTATATCCGTCGTCTTCTCTTTTGCCTTCTGCTTATTTACTGTTCCTTTCATCTTTATCTTATTGATTTGTCGAATTAGTAGATATATGTCAATTTTATATTCTAATGATATAAGTTCCATATTAGCATCCTCCTCAGTAGCGTTAGCATTCGCTGCGTCTTTTATTTTTGGATAAATAATATGAGATATAACCCTACATTGTATTCCATGTACTGTTCTTTTATGTTCCAAAGCAATTTCCTCATACGTTTTGTTCTCTATAATTTCTTCAACTAATCGATTATCTTCTTCAATCGTCCATCTCGTTCCTACGTTTAAAGTGTCGTCTTTGCTCCTTAATTCAATCATACTTTTTCCAAAAGATGGAGGTGTCGGATGCGATGTCATATTTTGATTTTGTAATAAAATGTATATACGTGTATTCATATCACTTTTTATATAAGGACATATCGCGTATCCTAAGTGATATCGTTCCTTTCGAATATGTTAGAGGACTACTTAGAATATACGAGGGTATATAAGGAGAAATATGGCGACAAGTGTGTCGTGTTGATGCAAGTCGGTTCGTTCTTTGAGATTTACACGATATACCCGAATACCGACGCGTCCCTCAATAACGATGTGTATATTATCGCGGAACTGTGCGGGATTCAGACATCGCGTAAAAACAAGGCGGTTGCCGAGATATCGATTGCGAACCCCGTGATGGCAGGGTTTCCCCTTGCGTCCCTTCCCAAGTTCCGTGATAAAATCTTAGCGAGTAATTATACGATTGTATTGGTGGAGCAAGTCTCCGAGCCACCGAATCCAGAGAGGAAGGTTACGGAGATAATATCGCCCGGAACGAACGTGAATATCGTGAATAAGCGTAGCAATTATATAATGGTTGTCTATTACGAGGTGATTGAAGGGTATATCATTGCGGGTATATCGGGGATTGATTTATCGACAGGGAAAACCTTCGTATATGAGGTATCGTCGATGAAAGACGACCCCGAGTTCGCAAACGACGAGGTATTTCGCTATATCAGCACATACAACCCGTCAGAGTTGATTATTGTTAGCGAGGCAATCGGCGAAGATTACAAGAAGCGGATATTGAAAAACCTAAATATCAATAATATTCGCGTCCATTACAAATGGGACACCTACGAGCATCTGGCTTTTTTTAGTAATATCAATAAGCAACGTGATATATTAGAAAAGGTTTTTGCGATTAAAAAGGGCTTCCTTTCGATGATTGAGATACTGAACTTGGAGAAATATAATAATGCGAGGTTTTCGCTTTGTTGCTTGTTGGAGTTCGCTTATGAACACAATGCGGATATTGTGAAAGGACTTGAAGAAGTCCCCGAAGTATTTGAAATGAATAAAAATATGACGATTGAGTTTAACTCAGCGATTCAATTGAACGTCCTCGGGTTGTATCAGGGCGACCAGCCGTTGATAGATATATTGAACCGATGCTCGACTGCGTTCGGATACCGCACATTTAAAGAGAGGCTTCTACAACCGATGATAGATACTGTGTGTATCGAACAAGCATACGACGACGTCGATATGTTATTGGAAAACAACACGTATTTGATTGTTCGTAAGCACCTCTCGACGATAATGGACTTGGAGCGTCTTAAACGTAAAATGAAGACCAACAAGATAGCACCGCACGACTGGGTATCATTTCACGACGCTTTACAATCCACAAAAGAAATACAGAAACTTGTAGCGTTCGCGGCGTCAGCGGATGTCGATGTCGATAGCCGCATCGATGTCGATAGCGTCATCTCGCAATTCATAGATATCATCGATTTAGAGGAGGCGGGTAAATACAATCTCACGAATTTACAAGACAAATCGTCGTGTATCAACTTTTTTAAGAAGGGCGTCTATCCCGATATCGATGCGTTGTTTGAAAAATACAACAAGTCGTTTGAGATTATCAATGCTACGTGTGAGAATATAACGCAGGTAGGCGGAGATAACGATAGCACGGTATGTAAGGTTGAGAACAATAATCGCGACGGGTATTATTTAACGATTACCAAGAAGCGATATGAGAACGCTTTGAAGAATAAAAGGGAACTGATGAATACATTTGAGAAGAAACCGTTGTCGTCTTCGTCGACCACGTATAAACTCACGAATGCCACAATTACAAAGGAGAGCAACGCGATTGCCGAGTATAGTCAGCAAATCTCACAGTTGGTGCTAAGCCATTACAAGGAGTTCGTAATCGGGTTCATCGATAGCCCCGCGAATACCGCGTCGGAAACCTACGATGCGATTGTGAAATATCTGGTTCGCGTGGATATCGCCGCGAACTCGGCGAAGAACGCGTTCGATTACTGTTATACGCGTCCGATTATCGATTGCGAAGCGACATCAGGCAAGTCGTCTTTCATCGAAGCGACGCATCTGAGGCATCCGATTATTGAGCGGATACAAGACGACTTCCAATATGTCGGCAATAACATTTCGCTCCATCAAAACGGTATTTTGCTTTATGGCATAAATGCGTCGGGCAAATCGTCGTTTATGAAAGCGGTTGGCTTGAATATTATAATGGCACAAGCGGGGATGTTCGTGTCCGCGTCGTCTTTCACGTATTACCCGTATCACAGCATATTTACGAGAATCTCGGGATTGGATAATATTTATAAGGGAATGTCGAGTTTTACGGTGGAGATGACAGAGTTGCGAAATATTCTCAGGAGGTGTAATAAATACAGTCTCGTGATTGGCGATGAGATATGTTGCGGGACGGAATCGGTATCTGCGTTATCGATTGTGGCGAGTGGCATTGATACGCTCATCCAGAATGGGGCTTCCTTTATCTTCGCGTCGCATCTCCACGAACTGACGAAACTGTCGAGTATTCAAAGCAACATTAAAAAATCCAAGTTATTCGTAAAGCACATCCGAATCACCTTTGACGAACAGAATACGATTATCTATGACAGGGTGATTCAAGAGGGGCAAGGTAGCACAAATTATGGCATCGATGTATGTCGAACGCTGGATATGCCAATCGATTTTATGAAAAACGCCGAGTTGAATCGAAAGGAAGTGGAGGGTATGAATAGCACGATAGTCAATACGAAGAGTTCAAGATATAACTCGAAGATAATTATCGACACGTGTAATATCTGTAATAAAAACAAAGCGGAAGAGACGCATCACATCGTCTATCAACAGTCCGCAGACAAAGATGGGTTTATCAAGAACGCATCCCATAAGAACGCGTTTCACAAGAACGCGAAGCATAACTTGGTGGCGATATGTAAAGAATGCCATACCAAGGAGCATACAGGACAAATAAAAATAGAATGCTGGATATCCTCTTCGATTGGACGTAAGTTAATATGCGATTATAATTATGGAAGCGAAGGTAGCGAAGGTAGCGAAGCGGATGCTGATGGTAGCGTGATATGAAATGAAATTATATTCCTTTATTTTTCTAAAAATTGACATACCACTGTCTGTTATATAAACAACACAGAAGATGTCTGCTGATATGCTGTATTTCCATTCGAGGTCAAAGGATGCTGTCGCTGGAAAAGGGGTGCATGAGTTTGCGAATGATGAAAATGCGTATGAAGAATTGAAAAAGATAAAGGATTGGAGGAAGGTGCTTTCGAACTTTCATTTCTGTCCTTTCCCATACAAAGGACATACCTATAACACGATAGAACACGTGTATCAATCTCAAAGGATAGGACTTGTATCTTCTGAAAAAGCATATTTATTCACATTAGAAAGTGGAGATGAAATAGGGAAAGGGGATGCTCGTGTAGCACGTATGAATAGAAAAATGATAAGGCTTGACAAAGCAAGTTTGGCAAAATGGGAGGAGATAGTCGATGAAGTTCAGTATGAAGCGGCATTATCGAAATATAATGCTTGTCCTGAGGCATCAAAGATATTGATGGCAACTGGCGAAGCCGAATTGTGGCATTTAGTATCTCGTTCAAAGACACATTTGAGATTTACACATCTGGAACGTCTTCGAACCCTCTTAAAAAATATGTAGAAGACAGGCGTAGCAACGTAGCGAGAGGCTGTTAGGCTTTTAGTATATGTTAGTATATGTTAGTTTTTTAGTATTTAATATATATTTTATATTCTATATTCTATATAAAAACTAAGCATATATATAGATATAACCAAGGATACAAAAATAAAAAATGCGTGTTATTAAGCGTAATAGTGAAATGGAGGATGTTAGTTTCGACAAGGTTTTAAATCGGTTGAAGAATCTGTCTTCTGGATTAACCATTGACGTTTCCGAGATTGCTCAGAAGGTATGTTCGCGTATTTACGATGGCGTCAAGACGCACGAGTTGGACGAGTTGGCTGCCTACTTATGTAGCAGTATGTCGATAGAGCATCCTGATTATAGTATTCTGGCATCACGCATCATCGTTTCGAATCACCACAAGAATACTTCGCCGTCGTTTAGCGAAACCATCCAGACGCTCTATAACAACGTGGATAATCATAATAACCCGATTCCCTTAGTATCCGACGAGTTATATAGCGTGGTTCAGAAGAACAAGGAGAAACTCAACACGTGTATTGATTATCAGAGGGATTATCTGTTTGATTACTTTGGATTCAAGACGCTCGAACGTGCGTATCTGTTGCGAGTCAATAAGCGGATTATCGAGCGTCCTCAGCATATGTGGATGCGTGTTGCGATTGGAATACACGGACACGATATCAAGGAGGTTCTTCAAACATACGATTTGTTAAGCAGAAAGTATTTCACACACGCTACGCCTACGCTTTTTAATGCGGGGACAAATCGTCCGCAGTTGAGCAGTTGCTTCTTATGTAGCGTGAATGACGATAGCGTATCGGGTATCTTCGATTCGTTAAAGGAGGTTGCTTTAATCTCAAAGTATGCGGGTGGGATTGGGCTACATATCCATCAAATACGCGGGAACGGTAGCCATATCCGCGGGACGAATGGGACTTCAAACGGTATCATACCGATGCTACGTGTTTTTAATAATACCGCGAGATATATAGACCAAGCGGGGAAGAGGCTTGGTAGTATTGCGGTATATCTTGAAACGTGGCATACGGACATCGAGAGTTTCTTGGAACTCAAAAAGAATCACGGGAGCGAAGAAGACAGATGTCGCGACTTGTTTTTGGCGTTGTGGATATCCGACCTCTTTATGGAGCGGGTGAAGGCGGAGGGCAAATGGTCACTTATGTGTCCTGACAAATGCAGAGGGCTTAGCGATGTATATGGAGACGACTTTAAGGAATTGTATGAGAGATACGAGAGCGAGGGCAAATACACGAAGCAGATAAACGCACAGGATTTGTGGTTTAAGATTTTGGAGGCACAGATAGAGCAGGGCGTCCCTTATATCCTCTACAAGGACGCTGCGAATAAGAAGAGCAACCAGAAGAACTTGGGAACGATTAAGTCGAGCAATTTGTGTGCGGAGGTGTTGATTTACTCGTCGCCCGAAGAGACGGGCGTTTGCAACTTGGCGTCTATTTGCCTTCCGTCGTATCTTTCGTTTGGCGATGCGGATGAAGCGAATGTCGGAAGCAGTGGCAGCCCTGTGTCTGCGTCCGTTCCGGTATTCGATTTCGAGAAATTACACGAGATTACAAAGGTTATCACGAAGAACTTGAATAAGGTGATTGACAAGAACTTTTATCCCGTTGAAAAGGCACGTCGCTCAAACTTGAAGCATCGCCCGATTGGCATCGGCATTCAAGGGTTGGCGGACGTATTTATCCAGATGCGGTATCCTTTTGAAAGCGATGAGGCGAAGCAGTTGAATAAGGATATCTTTGAAACGATTTATCACGCTGCGGTAGAGGCGTCGATGGAGTTGGCGAAGAAACGATGCCAAATAATCAATGATATTAAAAGTTTGAATCACAAGATACTTGACGTGGATATCAAAAATTACGTGAATGAGTTTGAGAAGGATATTGGCAACCCGAAGTATATCGGGGCATACAGTTCCTTCGAAGGTAGCCCGATGTCGCAAGGCTTGTTTCAATTTGATTTATGGAATGCCGATGCGAATGCTGATGCTGAGACGAGTAAGAGATATGATTGGGATAAACTTCGTGCCGACGTAAAGGAGTATGGGGTTCGCAATAGCCTTTTGTTGTCGCCAATGCCTACGGCATCTACTTCGCAAATTATGGGATTCAATGAGAGTTTTGAGCCATTCACGAATAACATTTTTCAACGCAAGACATTGAGCGGGGAGTTTATTGTGATTAATAAATACCTGATTAATGATTTGATTCGCAAGGGGCTATGGAGCAAGGAACTGAAAGACACGATTATATTACACGAAGGCAGCGTCCAGAATATCCCAGAGATTGATGATGAAACGAAGGCGATTTATAAGACGGCGTGGGAGATAAAACAACGCAACATTATCGATATGTCGGCGGATAGGGGGCAATACATTTGCCAGACACAGAGCCTCAATATATTTATGGAAGAGCCTGACTTTCAAAAACTGTCGTCGATGCACTTCTACGGACATTCGAAGGGATTAAAGACGGGTTCTTATTATCTCCGCACAAGACCGAAGGCGAAGACACAGCAATTTACGATTGACCCTGAGTTCGCGAAGAAAAAGAGAAGATGTGCCGACGAAAACGCTGATACGTGCGTGTTATGCTCGGCATAAGGAAGAGAATCGGAGAATCGGAGAATCGGGTTTTATTTATTTTTTTGATTATATTTCTCTATAAGTATAAAGAAGGATGAATGCGAAAGAAAAAATAGCAGATTTAACAAAACAAATTAAAAGTTTCTATAAAGGGATGAATGAAGATAATAAAAATGCTCTAATCAGATTAAATTCTATGAAAGCCCATTTGAAAGGAATTATAGAGAATCCAACCGATTATAAAAATGTAGATATAGAAGATGTAAAAGGTGATTTAGCAGATGTAGAAAAACAAATTATAAATATTACAGAATATACAAGGGATATGAATGAAGCATCAAAAAAATTATTCGCATCACTTGAAACCCAAACAGATGAAGAAAAATTAGAGAATCTTAAAAATACCAATAATGAACTTAAACTTATTGGCGGCGGACGTCGTAGCGATACTATGACGATGAAAGACATCAGGCAACTGTGTAAAGACAATCAAATCAAACTTTCGAGAGTTGTTAAAGACAAACGGGTTGTTTATAAGAAGAAAGAACTGCTAACGAAGTTGAAGAGAAAGAAGGTATTTGATAAATGAGACATTATAAATTATTATTGCTAACGAAATTGAAGATGAAGTTCTAAGAAAGTGTTTTTTTACTATTATACAATTCAGTATAATAATCGTACGTTTCAGGATGGTCATTATATATTATATGTTGAATCAAAAACACCACCTTTTCATCAATTGCCCTATATATTTCATTCATTTTAGTATCATCTTGCAAACTTTTAAGTATATTTTCATTCGATATATGTATATATGTTTCGTCATATCCAATTGAATCTATTAATCTTACAAGTTCCTTAATATCTTCTATATAACCTTTTTTCTTATAATCTTGTTGATTGGCAACAAGCATATTGTTATAATCTATAAATTTCATTATAATGCCATCTATTATATTTAAGTCTTCTTGTGTCGTCATACCACCAACAAGTTTCTTCGCTCTCGGTTTCTTAGCAGTCTTCAAACCCTTCACCGCCTTAGGTTTCGCTACCGCCTTCCTCGCTTTCTCGACAGCCTTCTCTTTTGCCTTTTCGGCAGCGGCAGCCATCTTCTTAGCCTTCTCGACGGACTTCATCTTTAAATTAATCTTCTTCATAGCAGTCGTGTAGTATTCATCGATACTCTTCTTGGTATTCAGGGACATCGGCATCTTCGCCATTGCCTTCTTAATAAGCACATTGTATGATTTATCACCTGACGACGAAGCGGACGAAGCCGAACTCGCCATATTATAGTAAAGTGTGTTTGCGTTTATTGACATCCTTCTCTTTCTATTCTATACAAATACTTTTTAATTTTATTATGTATAAAATAGATTTTATACTATCGTTCGGATAATACAGTTTCACCGTTTGATACATATCCCTTTGCGTATATCATTGTTCTTTTTTACGTGTTTTGTAAAGGGTATAGTTCCGAATACAATGATGCATATTTATCTCCCTTTTTATATTTATCATAACTATCATTATGTCTTGTTGCTATTATAATATATATGTATTTTATATAGACGATTAGTGCGTTATATATTCTGTCCCTATAAATTAAACTTTCCTTACTTATTATTATGTTCTCCTTTCTTTCACTATCCATTAATATTTTGTCTCTATCTATTTTTTCTTTAATTCCAGAAATTAATTTTAACAAATCTACAAGTGTATTTATATGGGTTGTATATTCGTCCGAAAGAAAATACTCTCTTCCGTTCGTGTTCTTAGCATCGCCAACAGAAACTCTATATACACTTACTTTCTTGTTATAAACAATAAACAATTCCATAATCTCATCAATGATTTCTAACTCTTTCTTTAATTCTTCTTTCGTCATACCACCACCAACTTTCTTTTGTTTCTTCACAGTCTTACCCTTCGCTTTCATTGCGTCAGCCTTCGCTTTCATTGCTTTCTCTTCCGCCTTCATCTTCATCACTATTTCTTTCATAGTAGTCTTGTAGTATTCATCGATACTCTTCTTGGTATCAAGGGAAGCGGGGATTTTAGCCATCGCTTTCTTAATAAGAACCGCTAAGGATTTACCGCCAGACGAAGCCGAAGACATCCTTTTCTATTATATATCAATACTTTTTTATTATTAAAGTAGTTCATTAGTTCATTACCTTGTTTTATCCCAATAAGTATTATTATTATATTTAGCATTATAACGCCCTACATATTTATCGTATTCACTATAATAATCATCATAAATAATGTGTTGAAGAATATATTTTACCCTATCATCTAAAAAATCATATATATTTTGTACATAGGTTTTGCTACCTAAACTACTCGTTATATCGTCGTCAGATATACTTATTTCTTCATCAAATAATTTATTTAATTCAACGCAAATCCCTTTAATATCACTTCTATAACTACCACTGTCAGTATTTATATATTTGCTTCCCTCTTTCATAATCCTGTCGTTATATGAAATGAATTTAGTAAAGAGATTATCAATAATCTCTAATTCTCTTTTTTTATCTTCTTCTGTCATACCGCCTCTATATAGTTTTCTTGGTTTCTTAACAGCATTCGAATCCTTCACCGCCTTAGGTTTCGCTACAGCCTTTCTCGCTTTTTCAACAATCTTCTCTTTCGCTTTCAAAGCGGCTTTCTTAGCCTTCTCTTCCGCCTTCATCTTCATCACTATTTCTTTCATAGCAGTCTTGTAGTATTCATCGATACTCTTCTTGGTATTATGGGACATCGGCATCTTCGCCATCGCCTTCTTGATAAGAACCGCTATGGATTTACCACCAGACGAAGGCATCTTTCTTTTTCTTTCCTATACTATACAGATACTTTTTTGATTTTCATTTGTATATAAAAATATATAGTTATTATAATATAATGTCTAATGAATCTCGCGAACCCCTTCTCGAACCGAGCAATCGTTTAACTATTTTTCCGATAGAGCATTATGATATGTGGGAGATGTATAAGAAGGCACTGAGTTGCTTCTGGACGCCCGAAGAATTGGATTTAAGCAAAGATTTAGCGGACTTCAATAAATTAAATAAGAACGAGCAGTTTTTCATCAAGCAAATCTTGGCGTTTTTTAGTTCCAGCGATACCATCGTGAATATCAACTTAGGCGAACGTTTCTTAAACGACGTTCAGGTTCTCGAAGCGAAGTTCTTTTATGCGTTCCAGATGTCGATAGAGAATATTCATTCGGAGACGTATTCGCTACTCATCGATACATACTTTAAAGAACCCAAGGAGAAGCACGAGGCACTCGACGCAATTAATTATATGCCTTGTATCAAAAAGAAGGCGGAGTGGTGTTTTAAGTGGATTAACGACGAACACGCTCCATTCTCTCAGCGACTACTTGCGTTCGCATTAGTCGAAGGCGTATTTTTCAGCGGAGCGTTTTGTAGTATCTTTTGGTTAAAAGAAAGGGGCGTGATGCAAGGCTTGTCGTTTTCGAACGAGTTAATCAGCAGAGACGAGGGAATGCATGTCGAGTTTGCGGTGCTACTATATTCTAAAATCGCGAATCGCCTTCCCCAAGAGGTCGTTCATACTATCGTGAGAGAAGCGGTGGAAGTCGAGAAGAACTTTATCATCGAAAGCATCCCTTGCTCGATGCTTGGTATGAATGCGGATTTAATGTCTATTTACATCGAGTTTGTCGCGGACAGGCTTTTAACGCAATTAAACTATGACAAAATATGGAACTCGAATAATCCCTTTCCGTTTATGGAGAGGATATCCATAGAGTCGAAAACGAACTTCTTTGAAAGTCGCGTTTCACAGTATAGCAAGGCGAACGTCGGAAGTAAGCAGGAACACACAGATATACGCAAGTTCTCTCTGGATGCCGACTTTTAGTAGCCCGAGGCTTCCTTATTACTTAAAGGAATGAAATTATATTTTATTTATAATGAATCGGTTTCAAAGTATTTTCAACGAAATTAATAAATATATAAACTATATGTTGTATGATGAGTATATCATATTCTCATCGAATTATGTCGTGTGTATGAATAAGATTCTATACGTATTAAAGAATACACTGAACAAGATACAAAATATATACTTTAAATATATTTTACATCCTAAACTAAATGCCGCTACGGTTGCGATGCCAATACCTTAACTTCTTTTACTCTATCTAATATCCCTATTGGATGATTGATTTTACTTATATGTGTATGTATATGTGTATGTGTATGTATATTCATATGTATATTCATATGTATATTCATACGAATCGTCGTATTGTGGTTCGCGACAGTCATCGTCGGGGGATACGGAAGCAATCATTTTGAAAGAATTGAAAGAATTGAAAGAATTGAAGAATTGTATGAAATAAATGAGAAGATAAAGAATCAATTTTTGTTATATCCATATCGTGCTTAGAATAATATAGATTCCTTATATAGAAACATTATGTGTTGGAACGCGTCCGTATCGTTAAATACCTATATATTCAGCACATTCGCGTCCTTGTTTGCGTATTCGAATGGCGTCACGAATTTGCTTGGTCTTATATTCTATCAGTCCTTCGTCATCATGCAACTGATAGAGTATTTCATTTGGACGAAAACGTTTTCGAACAGGACGCTATCGCAAATCGCATTGGTCGTCGTGCTATGTCAGCCGATTCTCAATATCCTAAAAATAGAAAGACGTCCTGACTGGATACCTTATTTATTGGTGGCATACTTTGTATTCATCGCTATCCTATACACCGTCGTGATACCATTGGATACCATCGAGTTTTCATCTACGCCAAGTAAAAACGGGCATCTGTCGTGGAACTGGTTCAAACTCAATATATACGCAATCATAATATTATATGCCTTCCTCGCGGTACGTTGGATAATCGACGAAATGTATCCTACGCTTCTATTCATCACGAGCATACTAATCGTATCCATAATCCTATATAAGGAAACGCATACGTGGGGGTCGATGTGGTGTTGGATAGCAAATGCTCTGTCATTCTATTTGATATTCCTCGTGTTCTACAAGGACTTCTGTAAAATATAAAAATAATAATAGGATTAAGTTTTAACTTCGTTTAACTTTTAACTTCACATAGTAATGTTTTAGGATTACGTCGAGTTCCATTAGGACAACGCTCTAATTTAGCCTTTATTGGCTTAGCCTTTATTGGATTAGCCTTAGGCTTTGGTGGTGTCGTTGCCTTAGGCTTCGCCTTCGCAACATTCGTAGCCTTGGCAGCATTCGCATCTTTTGGAACGCACTCATTTGTTATTTTATTTCGCATCATTCCCTTAGGACATCTCTTTAATTTAACAGGTGTGATTTTAACTTTACCTACGACAATGCTATCAACTTTTGGCTTTGGCTTCGGCTTTGCTTTTGGTGGCGTAGATAGCATTTTCGGTGCGACGGTAGGAGGGACGGTAGGAGCGACGATATCATAAAAATCTATTGGATAACATCCAGTTTTAATAGTAAATTGGTCTGGTTTAAAGGGTTTTGCCAATACAGTATATTCATTTCCATCTTTACTTATAAGTTCAAATATTATATTTCGTGGCAATAAGTATTCCTTTTCATCTTTTATTCTTGTTGTTGATACCATATTGATGAACGGTAATCCTTCTTCCAGATATATTATATATATGGCAGAGTTTAGTCCTCTTCCAGCAAACCCTCTCGCAATAGTATGATACAAAGAAACAGATGTATAATTAAGAATTAGTGTTGTATCACCTATGTTTTCTAATTGATTATATTTCATCCGCATTCCTCTATAAAAAACTTTGTGAATATATGTTTTTTCATATCGAGGTGCCGCTTCAATAAAAACCCTGTCTATACTCGTAATTACCTTGTCAAGTGCGTTTTTTAAATCAATGTTTTTATATGTTTTTTTCTTAACCTTTAAATCGTATTTTAATATATTAAATAAGTTCTTGTTTAATGGTTCTTTATTATTATATGTTTCAGGTTTTAATAAACTTGTATTTATATGCTCATACAGATACCAAGTATATTCTTCTAAAAAATCGGATATTAGTTTATCAAAATATACGTCTTCGTAGGCGTGTTTAAAATTAACTTTTCCTATCGAGTTAGCAGACTGTTTCAGTAAGCCGATTGTCGTTAATTCTAATAACTCTTTATTTATATACGTATGTCCTGTGGTTTTCGAAGTTAGTTCTATAATTCTGTGTGTTTTCAAGATATCATTTAATGTATCCAGATTAACAATAACCTTTTTCCCCATAAAATACCCAATATTATAGAATGTTTCAGGGTTATCATAGGTAGTCTGTTTAAGCAACGCGTTGTTCCTTATAATACATCTTTTCATTTCATTATTAAACATAAACAACGCCTTATTAACCCCATACGCCTTCTTATTAAGAATGACAACAATGTTATTCGCATCATTATGAAGGTAATCATCCACTGGTATATTTTCTAAATTAATAGGGTCATATACTAACAACCCCTCCATACGTACGTTTCCTATACTATATCCGTATATAAAATATAAAAATAAATATGATATATATCTATTACATATATTACATATATTACATATATTACATAATACCATCTAACGTGTTATAAGCACCGCACAAGAATAAGCAACTGTTCCCACGCACAGAATACCTATTGCTCGATTCTTAGCAAGTTTTCGTTCCGCTTCCTTCTTCTTTATCTCTTCCTTCTTCTTCATTAAGTCTCTTCTTTTTTCTAATTCATTGAAGCAATCGCCCCAATACTCGTCATAACGTATCTTTTCGATAACATTCTTTATGACAGTCCTCTCATAGATAGGCAATCTATTCATTGCTTCTTCATATTCCCGAGATATATTCATTGTTTGTGTGTATAAAAGTAATGAGATAGCGAATGAAAGCGATGATAAGCAATTTTTATTAAAAGACTTTTATAATATCCATCTAACGTGTTATAAGCGTAAAACCTACATAGGCGACTACTCCTACGCACGACGCTATATGTATATTTCTTGTAATTTTTATATTTCTTCTTAATTTTTTAAGTCTTTCAATTTGTTCTTCTTGGAGTCGTCTATCACCGCATATTATGTCAGCCATATTATTATCCTGTATTTTTTGGATAAAATCCTTGATAACCGCCCTTTCGTTGATAGGCAGTTTATTCATTGCTTCTTCATATTCTTTAAGACACAAAAACGAATCAATTTTTATAAATAGAATAAAAATAAAAGACATCGTCTGACGCCTCATATCGTCCGACTCCACCCTCGCCCTTAACTAATATCCTGTTGCGAAAGGCATAACTTGATTTCGCCCAAGGACGCTATCGTATAGCGTAAGATGATGGGGTAATTGTTTTTAAGATATATCTCAACGGTATTCGAGAGATTGGTACATTTCGTGAAGATAGATAGATATTTAAGACTGAATATCCCTTGAATGATTTCTTGGTCTTCTTCGCCACTATTCTTTTTTATGGTGATGGATTGCGACTTCTCAGCACCCAGTATCGTCTCTTGATAGCAAAAGTCCCCCTTACAACTCAAAATCAACTTGTCGTTGATGTTGCGGAACTCAATGAACTCCGCCAAATTGTGCATGTCCCGAATAATCTTTTGAAGATACGATGAAGGCATATTGATAATCGTATGAAAATCCACTGGCGGTATCTGGATATTTAGCACATCAATGTCAAGCACCGAGAGTTTATAATTCGTCTTGTAGTTCTTCTCGTTGTTATCAATCGTGATACCGAGGTGGTTCGGGTCGTCTTTCAAG